AGTAACTCAAGGTGCAGAAATGGTTAGAAGTATTTCTTCTGGTAAGTCTGCAACGTTCCCAGTAATGGGTAGAGTAAGTGCGTCATATCATACTGCTGGTTCAGAAATTACTGGCTCAGATGTAAACCACAATGAGAAGGTTATTACAATTAATGACCTACTTTTATCTTCAGTATTTTTATCAAATATTGAGGAAGCAAAAAACCACTGGGATGTAAGAAGTGCATATTCTACTGAAATAGGTAGAGCACTAGCTTTTCAAAAAGATAAGCATATCTTACAAACTATTGGTCAAGCGGCACAAGCTTCTGCAAACGTATCTGATTCAGGTTACGGAGCAGGAACTGTACTAACAAACACTAACATTGCTTCAGCAACAGCTTCAACTGCGGCTAATGCAATGATTGACAGTTTGTTTGATGCGGCTAAACAATTAGATGCTAACTACGTTCCAAAAGAAGGTAGAAAAGCATTTATCAAATTAGAAGAATATTACAAATTAGCTAACGGTACTAACGTAACTAACGTTGACTTTTCAGGTCAAGGTTCAATTGCGGAAGGTAAAGTTATTAAAGTAGCTGGAATTGAATTAATTCCAACTGCACACTTTGTAAATTCTGCTATCACTGCGGCACCAGAAGCTGGTTCAGCAACTGCGGGTGGTTCAAACCCTCAAGCTGTTGATTTATCAAACTACGTATGTTTGGTATCTCACCCTTCTGCTGTTGGTACTGTAAAACTTATGGATTTAGCTGTTGAAAGCGAATATGATATAAGAAGACAAGGTACATTAATGGTAGCTAAGTACGCTATGGGTCACGGAGTATTAAGACCTGAAGCGGCTGTCGGAATTAAAGAAGCGTAATAGCTTAACTTTAATATTTATAGTGGCGATAAGGGGGAGACTTTAAGTCGCCACTATACTAACTTATAGGAAATTATGTCAACACAAATTACACCAACAACTGAGTTACAAGCGATAAACATTATGTTGTCTGTTATCGGTGAGGCTCCAGTTAATTCAATTACAGGCACAACATCTGTTGATGTCTCTACAGCAAAAAATATTTTAAACGAAACTTCTCTGTCAGTTCAATCTATTGGATGGCATTTTAATACTCACACACAATACAAATCTCTATCTTTAGACCAAGATAATAAAATTCCACTTCCAGTAAATTGCGTTAAAGCTGACGCTAGTAAAAATTATAGACATTTAAATTACACAATTAGAAATGGATTTTTATATGATTTAGAAAGACATACTGATGTTTTTACTTCAGCTCCAGCAGAAGTTGATTTAGTTTTAGTACAACAATTTGAACAATTACCTGAATACGCAAGACAATATATTACACAAAAAGCATCAAGAAGATTTGCTTCAAGATTTCTTGGTGATAGTGAAATTGTTAAATTAATTGCTAATGATGAAAATGAAGCATTAATGGCATTTCATCAAGCAGATAGTCAAGAAGCAGATATTAATATATTAGAAGGTGATTCAAATACTTATTCAATTATAAATAGACCAACACGAAGGACATACTAATGGGTGGCGTAGTATCACAAAGTATTCCTAACTTTTTGAATGGTATCTCGCAACAGACACCAACTCAAAGAGGTATTAATCAAGGTGAAGAACAATTAAATTTACAAAATAATATTGTAGATGGTTTATCAAAAAGACCTTCATTTGATTATGTGGCTACTTTAGATGCTACAAATGTATTTCCTAACACTACAAAATTTTGGTCTATTCAAAGAGACTTTAACAACCAATTTATGGTTGCTGTTTATAATGGTGGTGTTAAAGTTTGGGATTTAAATGGTAATGAAAAACCTGTAACTATTGCAAGTGGTGCTAGTTATTTAACTTCTACAAATCCTAAACAAGATTTTAGAATGGTTAATATTGCTGATTATACTTTTATTGCAAATAAATCTAAAACAGTATTAGCGGACACATCAACAAGCCCAGCTAAAATAGAAGAATTTTATATTGTAGTTGCAACTACAAATTACGGTAGAGAATACGCTGTAACTGTAAAACACCCTAATATGGCTTATGGTATTAAAGCAACTTTACAATTGCCTACAGGTTCTAACGCAACACACGATGCTACATATAGAGATACAGCTCACGTTGCTGATATTTTACATAAAGGAACTTCTAGTGCTTATTGGGATGGTTCATCTTCAGCTAGTTTTGATTTAGTAAGAACTGACACTGGTGCTTCATTAACTACAACACAAGGTTTAGGCACATATGCTGGTGTAACTAGTTATTTTAATGTTACACTTTATCCATCAATAATGCGATTTGTAGTAATAGATGGTAATGCTAATTATGAATTAGAGACAACTGATGGTTCAGGTAATGAAGGAATGTATTCGGTTAAAGATACAATTTCTGATTTTACAAAATTACCATATCACGCAAGCACTTCTAGTAAAATTAAAGTTACTGGTGATGAAGGAGATGTGTTGTCTGATTATTGGGTACAATATCAAAGTGATGGACTTTGGAAAGAAACAATAGCTCCTGATGTAAGTTTAGGTTTAGATAACTCTACAATGCCACACGCATTAATTAATAACAATGATGGCACATTTACATTTCAAGAAGTTGATTGGAATGATAGAGTTGCAGGTGATGGTATTACAAATTCTAATCCAAGTTTTGTTGGTAACAAAATTAATAATTTATTATTTTTTAAAAATAGATTAGGTGTTTTAGCAAGAGATAATTTAATATTTACAGAAAACGCAGAATTTTTTAATTTCTTTGCAAAAACAGTTACACAAGTTTTAGATACAGACCCTATTGATATTGCGGCTTCAGGAAGTGAAGTTAATACATTATTTGATAGTTTAGCTTTTAATGAATCTTTATTATTATTTTCTGAAAAATCACAATATAAATTAGGAAATGTAGGAGATAGTTTAACACCTACTTCAGCAGTTTTAAATGAAACTTCATCATTTGAATTTAATCAAGCTGTTAAACCAGTTTCAGCAGGTAAGTATGCATATTTTGCACAAGCAAGAAACAATAACACAGCTATAAGAGAATATTTTGCTGATGATGATACATTAACAAATGATGGTTTAGACATAACAGTTTCAGTTCAAAATTTAATACCTAGTAATGTTTATCAATTAATTAGTAATACAACAGAAGATACATTAATTGCGTTAGCTTCTGATAATGCAGACGCACAACTTGCACCTTATATCACAGGTACTAACATAACATCTGTTAATGGTGGTACAATGTACATTTATAAATACTTTTTTGATAGAGGTGAAAAAGTACAAACAGCTTGGTCAAAATGGACTTTTGCTAATGCTAAAATATTAGGTGGTATGTCTTTTGAAAGTTTTATTTATTTAATGGTTTCAGAAGGAACAAATACAAAATTAATTAAAATTGATTTAAGAAATTTAAAAGATACAACAATTGGTTTTAATATTTATTTAGATTTAAAAAAGAATGTTACTGGAACATATGATAGTAACACAAATCTAACTACCTTTACTTCACCGTATGGTGTTAAAACAGGTTTAATTGCAGTTGATGCTGTTACTGGAAATAATTTTACAGCAACTAATACAGCAGGCTCAACTTATACAATTCAAGGTAATCATACTAATTTATATATTGGTGTTCCTTTTGAATCTAAATATACTTTATCGCCTCAATATATAAGAGAAAGTTCTGGTAGAGGATTAGTAGCTATTACATCAGGTCGTTATCAAATAAGAAACATATCTTTTAATTATGAAAACTCAGGATATTTTCAAGTTGAAGTAACACCTAAAGGTAGAAATACAAGTTATAGTTTTATGAATGGTTATATTATTGGAACACCTTCAAGTCAAGTTGGTGTGCCAGCAATTAACTCAGGAACTATTAAAGTACCCGTTTTTTGTAGAAACACAGATTTTACTTTAGATATAAAAAGTTCTTCACATCTGCCTATGTACATTGCTAGTGCAGAAGTTGAAGGATATTACCACAATCGTTCACAAAGGATTTAAATGACCAGAGAAAACTACGTAAGACCCGCTATATTAAAAGACGCTTTATATTTAGCACCAAGAATAAGAAAAGATGACAGAGCAGAAATTAAAGCATCTAATAATTCTTCACCTTTAGAAGCTTTAGTGTTTCCGTTTACTGAACCTAGTGGAAAAATATTTAGTATTATTGGAACAAAAGATGAAGGTGTTATTGGTATGTTTGGTGTAGCTAAATGCAAAGAACCGGATTATGGAGTAGCTTGGATGTTGTCTAGTGAAAAATTATTTCAACATACAAAACAATTTATTAAAGAATGTCCGTATTGGATAAAAGAAATGGGAAAAGATTATAAATATTTATATAATTTTGTAGATAAACGAAATTGGAAGTCACTTAAATGGCTTCAATATCTTGGCTTTGAACCACGAACTGAAATTGGAGATTATGGTTTTGGTAAAATGCCGTTTTTATTAATGATGAAGGAGACAAATAATTAACTATGTGTGATGTTGTAACAGCACTGAAAATAGGAACAGCGATATATTCTTATCAAAGTCAAAAAGCAGTAGCTAAAGCACAACAAAGAGCTAACACACAAACACAAAGAAGCTCTGACCAAGCATATCTTAATGATTTATCTAAAATTGATAGAGAAGCAGTTTTAGCAAGTAGAGAAAAGAAAGCAGAACAATTTAGAATTTCACAAGAAAATAATAAAAAACAATCTCAAGCTTTAAATTTAAATGCTGGTAATGGAGTTAAAATTGTACAAGATATTGCAGGAACTTATGATATGCAATTTTTAGATGTTGTTAGAGATTACGAAACAGATGTTATGAAATTAACAGGTCAAGAATCTGAAGCTTATGCGGCTCAACAAAGAAGATACAATAGTGTTAAACCTGTAACAATGCCTAGTCAAACTGGATTGTTATTACAAGTAGCAACTATTGGTGCTGAAGGTTATCAAAATTATAAAGCAAATGTTAAACCAAAACCAACGGCTGGTGAGCGAGAACCAACACCATAATCAAATAAGGAATAATTAATGGCATACAAATCACGAGTTACAAATAAATATATGGGCGCTACATTTGCTGGTCAAATTAATACCGCAGATAAATCTGAAGCTACAGATTTAATTAATATATTACAAAGAGATGTAAATCCTGCTTTACAAACAATTTACAACAGAGGAATTTCTCAAAAAAAAGATGTTGCTATACAAGATTTAAACCAATTATTATTAACTAAAGATGCTGAAACAATTCAAAAAGAAATTTTAGAAGGTAAGCATCCTAATTTGTCTGGAAAATACATAGACAAAACAGTTCAATATCATACAGGAAGACATCAAGCTGTTGATGCTATTGCTAAAATAGAAGAAAATAAAAATAAATATAATTTTCAAGAAACTAATTTACCTGCTTTTTACAAAGAATATCTTCCAAGTTTTGCTGATAAAGACGGTTCTTATGCTTTAGGTTTTGCTTCTGTATTTAATCAATACAAAGCTAAAGAAGCTATTGCTGATGCTCAAGTAAGAAACAATTATGCTCAAACTAAAAAGATTGAAGAAGGTGTTAAAATTCTTTCTGCTTCAGATGTAACAGATGTTTGGGCAACTGCTAATTCATTAAAAATTGCTTTACCACCAGAAGAAGGTGAAAAAACCACAAGGTATATGTATTCTAATGAAGAAGTAAATAATGTTGTTTTAGCTTATGCTCAAGATTTATATAACAATGCAACTTCTACAGATGATATAGATAAAGCAATAAAAATATTATCTTCTGATAGAGGCATTGGAAAAGATGGTATGAAATTAGGTTCATTAATTGATACTAAAAGAAAAGATGTTTCAGAAACTGTTTTCAAATTAAATAATAAAAGAGTAACTTTAGAAAATCAAAACAGAATTAACGAAGAATATAAAGAGAAAAAAGAAATACAACAAATTTTCAGTGAAGCTTTTTCTGATAATCAAGACGGCTCTCCTAAAACTTTTGCACAAAGAAAAGAATTGAGAGAAAAATTAGAAAAGTTTGGAACACCTCAATTATTGTCTTCTTTTGATAATATTATGAATGTAAATAGATTTGCAGATGTTGACCCTGTTGTTACTGATAAATTTATGGTTGACATATTATTAGGTCAGTATGATAATTTAGATGAACTTATTACAGCTTTTGATAAAGAAAACATACCAACATCAGAATTAACAAAAGCAATAGGATATTTTGATAAACATATTTCTAATAGTGAAAAAGGTATTAAACCTATTCACATTGCAAACAGCACGTATTCTTCACAATTAACTTTAATTCAAAATGCAGTTAAAGGTAATTTTACTACAAACGGTATTTTAAAATCAAATGGTGCGCAAGCAATATTTAATTCTACAAATTACATAATAACAGAAATAGATTCTTTTGAAGATAATTTTATTAAAGAAAATGGAAAATTACCAAACAATTCTGACCGTAGAAAATTTATGAAAGAATTAGGTGATTATGTTATTACTACATTTAAAGATGAAGTTGCTCCAGAAATTATGACTATGACAGAAAAAGAACAGTCTGATTTAGAAACACAAAGAAGAATTGAGCAACAACAAGAAATGATGCAAGAACAAACTCAAAATATAATAACAAACATAAATACTATAACTTCAAATATTAATGAACAATTAAAAACATTACCTAAATATGAGGATACAGGTATATCTGATAAATTAACACCTTTTACAAATGAAGAAGCTGAATTTAAAACAAAACAATTAAATAATTTTATTAAATCAAGTTTACCAACAGCTCTTAATGTAGAAATTGATAGTAATTTTGTTGATTATTTAAGTAAAAACAGAGATACATTTACACCTGTGTTAACACAATTAGCTCAAACTTACGGTGTAGATGTTAACAATTTATTAGAATTAATTAAACAAATATCAGTAGGAAAATAATAATTTATGGCTGAAATTAATTGGGATATATTACAAGATGAAACACCAACAACTACTATAGAAAGAACACCAGATAGAGTTAGAAGACAAAGAGGTGAAAGAATACGAAATGAGCAATTGACAAAAGCATTAGATGCACAAAGCGCACTAGAAGAAATACAAACAGAAAAATTTTACAACACTCTAAAATCCTATTATTCTTATAGGGAAAATGATAATACATTTTTAAATAAATCACACGCAGACTTACTAGAATACTTTTACAATGACAGAGCTTGGCGAAATGGAAACACTGTTTCTATGGGTATGGATATGGCAAATGTTATGGGTGAAGAAGATGAAAAAAGATTACAAGAATTTGCTTATATAGACCAAACTTATAAAATGCTACCTTCGTGGTGGGATGACCCAAATAGAAGTTTTGGTGGTTGGTTAAAAGATAATGGTGGAGCATTATTAGCTGACCCTGTAAATTTAATTGGTGTTGGAGTTGGTGGTCAAGCGGCAAAACAAGCTTATAAAGAAACTTTAAAACAAGCATTAAAAGGTAAAATAGCTAAAGAATTATCAGAAGAAACTATTAAAATAGCGGCTAAAGAAGCTGAGAAAAAAGCATTGGGACAAGCAGTCAAAAAAGGTGCTTTGTATGAAGGTGCTATAGGTGCTGGAATTACAACTGCTCAAGATGCTATGTTACAAAATACAGCTATAGAAACAGGTGTTCAAGATGAATTTAGTCTTAAACAATCTGGTATATCTGCGGCTTCTGGTTTTGGTTTTGGAACTTTATTTGGAGCAGGATTTGGTTATGGAGCTTTTAAATTAACAAATAGAAATTTAAAAAATACTTCTATTCAACAATTAACTGATTTACAAAATTATGGTAGAGATACAATAACTGGTAAAAGATTATTTGAAGACATAGGTGTTAAAAAAGAAAAGAAAAATTATTATCAAAATTTATCAAAAGAAGATATAGATAAAATAGAATTTAAAAGTACATTAATTGGTGACACAACATCTATAAGAATTAAGAATTTAAGACAAACAGCAGACGAAGGTATATCAACAAACGATAAACCACCTAAAACACCTTTTAATTATACTAGATATAAAAGAGGTGCGGCACTAACGTATCTTAAAAACTCAGCAAATGAAATGAGTGAATTAATTGGTACTGATAAAATTACATTAAAAGATATGGAAGTCATTGCTGAAAAAATAGGCGCTGACCCTAAAAAACTTAGAAAATTAGCTAAATCAAAAGCTAAAGAAGACAGAGAATTATTTGGTCTTATTATAGCACACGGCGACAGTATGATTAAAGAATCTGATGATATTGTTAAATTAGCTAATGAATTAAATAGAGTTGATTTAAGTGTAAAAGAAAGACAAGAAATTCTTAAAGAGTTAGAATTAAGAAATAATGTTTTGAATGAATTAATGGATGTTCAAAAATCATTGCAAGAAAATTATGCCAGAGCAACTACTGCTGGTAGAGTTATAAAAGATAAAGACAGAGCGGCTCAATTAATTCTTGAACCTGAAGATGTTCAAATGAAAACATTAAAAGAAGGTGACCCCGAAGCGTTTTGGAAAGCTGTATCTCTTTTAGATGATGACAACCAAGTAATTTTAGCATTACAAAATGCACGTAAAGTTAATAAATGGGATTTATTGGCAGAATATGTTAATAATAACTTATTATCTTCACCTGATACACATATTCTAAACATTATTTCAGGTCTTACACAAACACAGTGGAAACCTTTTGTGATGTTATTAAGAAGCGGTAATTTAGCTTTTAAAGATACTGCAAGAGCTAAAATTGTAGCAAGAGAAGCATTGCAAACATATATTTATCAATATGTATATATAGGTCACGCTTTAAAAAGAGCATTAAAAAGTTTTTATATGGGAAGACCTTTGCTTGATAGCAGGCAAATGAAATATGATAGCAACATTAGACAAGGACAGTTGCAAAGATTTATAAATGAAACAGGTAAATTATTAACAGAACCTTTAGGAGTTGTAGGCACTGTTCTGCAAAAAGGAGTTGTTCAACCTGTATCATATGTAACAAGTTTACCTATGAGAGTGTTATCTGCCGGTGATGAATTTCTTAAAACTATGATGTTTAAAGCAAGAACTGCGGCACAAATAAATTCAAGAATAATAGATGAAACACCTGATATAGGTATATTTAAAAATAGATTAGAATATAAAAAAAGATTTAGAGAACTAGAAAAAGATTATCTAACAGATGGTGGTGCGGCATTAGAAAAAGACGGCTCACTAGACCAAATGGTTAACGACCCATTACAATATGCTAGAGAAGGTTCATACACACAATCAGCATATTCTACAAATCCTTTAACAGGTAAAAAAGAAGGTAAATTTACTGGTAAAATTTTATCTATAGCAAATCAACATAAGTGGTTAAGAGTTGCAGGATTACACTTTGTCAATACACCGTCAAATTTGTTAAGATGGAATTTTCAACATTTACCTTTACTTGGTAGATTTCAATTTCAAATGAGACATATGTTAGCTAAAAGTGCTGATGGTAAATATTTAAATCCTGAAGCGGCGGCTGAAGCTAATGCTAGAATACAAGCAGGTTGGATGTTATGGGGCGCGGCTATCTTCACAGCTATTAAAGGTGATGTTACAGGTGGTGGTTCAAGAGATTGGAAAGAAAATAGAGAAAGAACAAAAACTACAGGATGGCAAGAATACTCAATTAGAACAAAAGATGGTAAATATATTTCTGTAAATAGATTAGACCCTATAATGATGCCATTTATGATAGCGGCTGATTTTGTAGATGCTTTTAGTGACTTCTTTAAACACAATGAAGACTTACCTGAAGAAGTAGAAAATCAATATATTGAATTAGCTATGGGAGTAATAGCTTCTATGACTAGAAATTTAACTTCTAAATTTTATACTAAAAACATTTTAGAAACAGCAAACTTTTTCTTTAGTGATGATTTTATGAAATCAAGAGCTCCAGATAGAATAGGTTCATCTATTATAGCTAGAGCTATTTATAAAATTATACCTTTATCTGGTGGTCTAAGATATACAAGCAGAGTTGTAGATGATTACCAAAGAGAATTATTTACATTTAATGATAGATTAAGAACGTTAAATCCGTTTTCTGATAAAAACAGAACAATGCCACAACGTAATATGTTTGGTGAAAAAATAGATAGAAAGAATGGTTGGTTATTTGGATTAGGTGGTAAAACTGGTTTATGGTCTTCTCCTTTTGCTATGACTACTTTTAAAAATAATGAAACAACTAAATTCTTTCAAAATAGAGAATTAAAGTATAAAGCACCTCAAAAAGTTGATAGATATACTAATATTGATTTAAGAAGTATTAAAAACAAAGATGGACAAACAGCATACGATAGATGGTTAGAATTAAAATCTGAAATAAATATCCCATATAAAGGTAAACAATATAAATTAAAAGATTTAGTTGAAACTTTAGTAAGTGATAAAACTAGCGGTTTATATAAATTACCTTCAGGAATAGTGGCTGGAGATGATTACAGACAAAATTACATACTTGATATAGTACATAAAGTTGAACGTATTGCTTTTCAAAAAATGTGGGAAGAATTTCCTGTGTTACAAGATACTTTAGAAGAACGTAATATCTTTATAAAAGAAAAGGCAGAAAGCGCTTTAAGCGAATTTATGCTAGCAATTCAATAAAGTACCCCTTTTAGAAGAACTAAACAAAAACTATGGCAAATTCATTTGTAAGATATACTGGTAACGGTGTTACTACTACGTACGCTATACCTTTTAGCTACAGAAGTACAGCAGATTTAACAGCTACAGTAGCAGGTTCTAATGTTACAGCTTACACTTTAGATGCCGCAGGAACTAACCTTACTTTTAACGTTGCACCTGCAAACGGTGCGGCTATTGAAATAAGAAGAACAACAAGTCAAAACACAAAATTAGTAGATTATGTTTCAGGTTCAGTTTTAACCGAAAACGATTTAGACACAGATTCAGACCAAGCATTTTATATGTCTCAAGAAGCCATAGATAAAGCTGGTGACGTTATCTCATTGGATAACGTAGATTTCAATTGGGATGTACAAAATAAAAGATTAAAAAATGTTGCAAATCCTGTAGATAATACAGATGCTGTTAACAAACAATTTATATCTACAAACATTCCTAATATTACAACAGTTGCAGGTATTAGTGCAGATGTTACAACGGTAGCAGGCATTAGTGCTGATGTTACAGCAGTAGCGTCAGATGCTACAGATATTGGGACAGTAGCTACTAACATAGCTTCAGTAAACACAGTAGCTACAAATATTGCAGATGTAATTAAAGTAGCTGACGATTTAAATGAAGCAATCTCAGAAGTAGAAACTGTTGCAAATGATTTAAATGAAGCAACTTCAGAAATAGAAGTTGTTGCTAATAATATAACTAATGTTAATACAGTTGGTACTAACATAGCTAATGTCAACACAGTAGCGGGAATAGATACAGACGTTACTACAGTTGCAGGAATAAATGCTGATGTAACTTCAGTAGCAGGAATATCAACTGCTGTATCTAATGTTAACTCAAATAGCACAAACATTAATGCTGTTAATGCTAATTCAGCTAACATAAACACTGTTGCAGGTATTAATGCAGATGTAACTTCTGTTGCAGGTATATCTT